TAAAAACAGAATCGCTCAACCACGCGCATTTGGAGGGTGTTGAAATCGCTTCTATCTATATCTATATCTATTATTATTGAGAGAGGAGTAAATAAATAAAAAGCCCTCACTTTTTCAAAACAATTTTTATTTTACCCCACTTTCAGAAAAAAATGTAAACAGTCTTTTTTATGAGCCTGTTCACACAAAAAGAAAAACTTGAGCTATACTAGAAATATAAAAATAGAAAATGAGGTACAAACCATGTTAAGTGAAAAACAACGAGACTTTACTTATGAGACAGCAGGTGCTTTGCATAAGATTGCAACTGTTGTAGAGGACAAATATCATTCTGAGACGTGTATGTTCCCAGATGAAATTCTTTGGGCTTTGCGTGACGGTGGGAAGGAAGAATTAGCAAATGAACTAGAAGAAAGTTGGGAAAATGATTCTCTTTATCCAACTTTGGATAGTGGAGACGAGTTAATTCAAGACTTATCTAATAAGGTTGGATATATCCGTAACAAAGCAGACTATCTTTTGTTCCGTTTGCAATATTCAGATACTACGGATCAACTTTACAACAACCGAGCGAAATTGCTTGCGAATATTGAAAAGGTCAAGGAAGTTTTAAAACACGTCTATACAAGCGATACTAGAGCAAGAATTATGACAAGCCTTCAAACCTTGCATGGAATCTATGACGTTTTAAATAACAGCATTATCTCTCCATTTCTTGCATTGGAAGGGGAGATTGTCAAAATCCAAGAGAGCTTTTTCAACCAAGCACCTTCAAAACTACCTGAGAAATACCGTCCTGCTATAGAGACTATTTCTGAGGGATTGGGTGGTGTATATAACGATATGGTTATTGCTGTGACTGCTTCAAAAAACACTCCATTAGAAGATGATTTGAAAAAAGAGCTTTACTCTGACGTATTCTTTGCAAGCTACAGCAATGCTAGAGCGACTATTGAAAGTGCCAAGCAAACAAGCCTTACTGTATGTTCAGATATTCAAGTTATTTCTAACCAAATCAAACGTCTTTTAGACGGAGAAGGTACTGTCTATGACTTTGCAGGAACTCTTGTCAATGCAAATTATGATGAAGTGATTGTAGCATACAGAAACCATGCAAAAGAGCTTGAACCACTCCTACATTCTGCTAAAAAAGAGCTTCAACGCTTAGAAGCAGAACGTGAGGAGAAGAAAGATAGCAAACTTGATGAAGGGATTGAGACAATCAATTTGTTAATTCATCAACTCAATACTATTCTTGAAATGGCAGAAAAATGCCCTTACCACTACATGAACAACTTAACAGCATTGAAAGATAACTTGACTGTAGCAACTAAAGAATTGCTAGAGCAAGGAATTGTCTAAAAAGAGGTGGAGTATGTTGACAGAAATTCAGGCAGAATATACTCAAAGACTACAAAATGAAACATACAAAGTCTTTGCGATAGCTGATCTATATTTTGATAGGATAGGTCGATTAGATACAGCCAAGGCGACTTTAGAAAACGTATTGACAGAAACTCAAAGTCAAGAATTGAATAGCCAATGGAGAAGTCTTGACTTAGCAAGTGGAGCACAAGGCGAAAATGACCTGATGGTAGTCTTAATGGCGAAAAGTAGAACTATCAATAACCAGTCAGACTTTCGTGCCTTCCGTGATTATTTTTCAACTGTAATCAAGGCTGTAGTAAGCAATCAAGCAAATATCAGGTTCAATGAGACAGTCTTAGAGAACCTACGAGATAAAGTAAAGAATACAGGTGCAAACCAACTTGAAAACACGTTAGAAGAAATTGAGCAAGTAAGAATTTTTTACCCTACATATCTTTTGTCACCTTTGCTAAAACTAGAGGATTGTGTTTTAGAGGGGGAAGATATTTTTGGATTTAAAAGAGCGCCTTTCCCAGAAGAATACAAATCTCCGATTAGAAAAGTCCTTTCTAAGATAGATGATTCAAATAATACATTCCTAGTTGCTTCAGCTAAAATATCCAAGGGTATTTTAAGCTATGATGTATCTTCAAAAAAATACGATAAAAATTTCAGGATAGAGCATGAAAATTATAATCAGAAACTATCAAGCATAGACGATTTTCTTTACAGAGTTTATAAGCAATCTTTAATGACTGTTACTTTAGGTAATGAATTGATTGAGGGTAAATTTGGACTTGGGGAATATCAAAGTTTTCTCAATGGTGGAGACTTTGCCATCAAAAAACCCCACACTCAATGTTTAGAAATTCTAGGCAACTATAAAAAAGTAGTTGAGAAAGAGAGAAATAGACTAGAAGCAGTCCGAGAAGAAGGAGACAAAAGTATTCTCAATGAATTAGGACAACTAATTCTATTAAGTCGAGAGATAGAAAGCGTCACTCAGGGATTATCTAGCGCAAAAGAAGAAAATGCAGAAGCCTACCACAACTTGATACAGCTTATTCATGACGTGCAAAAAAACTCAAAATATTATTAAAAAATGCCAAAAACCCTTTATTTCAAAGGGTTTTTATGGTATAATAGTTTTTGTGAAACTCAATAAATAAAAAAAGTGACCTATTCTAAAAAATGTTGTTGTTCATCTAGGTTCGCTTTTTTTGCCCCTCAGTTGCTCCAGAAGGGGATTTTTTTTGTATAGTCGATAAAATGTACCCCTTTTTCTTAAAATGGCGTACAGGCGATTTTAGGAGCAAATTAGAGGGTGTAAAAAACAACTACTTCTTTTCAGAAATAGTTGTTTTTTCTTACTGATAGTTACTAATAGTGAAAGACTTTCTATTCTTTGTTATTTTCTTGTCCGAAATCTTCAAGATTTTGGGCGAATGACTGAACAGCGTCAGTTAGATAGTCAAAAATGACTGTGAATACTTCTTCTGAGACAAGGGCAACGTCATCAGAATCAGTAGTGATAAGACGGATACTTTCTTTGACCTCTTTAGCTGAGTTAGAAACAGAATCCAATCCATCTGCGTTTTTGACAAGGTCTTTTTGATCCATATTCAAAACAGCAAGAGCTTTGTTGATAACATAGCTTGTTGCAGGTGGTGGAATCAGCAAACCGTCTCCTGCGAAAGAGCCAAGGTGTTTTGTATCTGCCTTGACTTTTTCTAACAAGTCCATAGTTGTTAGAGCGTCCTCTGCCATAATTTCCATAACCTTTTTACGGTTGTGAACAAAATCCAACATATAGCGAACTCCTTTCAATTTTATTTAAACTCATTATAACATAAAACCTTTATAAGATAAAGGGGTAAGAAAGAAAAAAGCATATTAAATAATCTATAATATGCCTTTTTTCTGTTGATAAACGACTTCTCCACTTGATCAAGTCCAGATAAATCCTGACCTTATTTAAGAAAGAGTGGTCGTGTAGTAAAAAGCGGATATTCGCTTTATTAAGTTCCCCCTGCCAGCTATCACTCGTCAGAAATTGTCCTCTGGTACGCCATCTACTCCTATGAGTTGCTATGAAAACCTGTGTTATCTGTCCTAAGTGTAGAGTTGCTTGACCTTTTTTGTTGTACTTGGTCGTAGGAACATTGATTAAAGCTCCATTCAAGATTTCTTTCAAGTTTCCCTCTTGATAAGACTGTAGCATAGCTTTTCGTAGGTCGTTAGGGAATTGATAAGTAAGGCGCGTGCCATTTAGCATACGAACCTTACAGAAAACATTTGCTTTTGTACTGTTTATTTCCTGCATTATCCTACCTTACGTTTCCACTCAATTTCCCAATGGAAATTAGAGCGATCATGGAATGTTTCTTGTAGTAGTATTTCTCCGTTTAAGGAGACAATAGTTGCTACCCAGACAGCAGAATAATCTTCCTGTAGTTGAATATCAGTAAACCAATAAATAGGCTGTTTTTTGTTGAGTTCACGTACCTTTTCCTCAAACCTATTCATGTCCTCTTGGTTTAAGCGACTATCAAAGCCGATACAGAAGGTCTCGTCTCCGTGAAAACCAATAGAATTGATATGAGTAAGGTCATAGCGTGCTACGTTCTTAGGATAGATTTTCAGGTGTTTCTTGTAGCGACTGCGCTTGTTACCGTTGCGAGCTTGGTATCTTTTGCCAGAACCCTTGTCATACTTGATAAGGTATTGATGGTAATGGTTATCGTGGTAGTAGATACCATTGTCAAAAGGTCTGCTTTCAAGCTCTTTGATACCGTTAGCCAGTTCAATAGGACTGGCAACAGTAGTGATATTAAGAGCAATCATATTGCTATCCACTACTTGTTGCTTGCTAAGTCCTTTGACCTTTTCTTTAGGGTTATTGTGGGCATAGAGGGCTTTTATCCCTTCTTCGTTGTACTTGTAAGGGTTGAACCAAAGATCAACCCTCAACCAAAGTAATTTTAGTCTATTCATACTTCCTTAGTTCTCCTATGTTTCATGTGAAACACTACATTTTTCCTTTGTTTCCAGTTTTTCTAAAGTTCCAGTCCTTTGGAATTGGCTTTGGAAGGATTGAGTTATCCTTCTTCACTTCTTCCGTTGGAGTAGGTTCATCAGGATAGAGTTCATTAGCAATAGCTTCCTTATCAACAGGTGTTGTAGGCTCAGGTTCATTATGTGAAACACGCTCCTCAATCGCTTCTTCCACTTCGTGATCTAGCTTTGGAGTGTCCTTTTCCTGCTCCTGTTCTTTTTCTCTGTCAAGTTCCATTTGCTTGACTAAGGCTTTCAATTTGCTATTGCGAGTGCTTAGTATGTCATCTAGCTCTAAAGCAGTCAGGGCGTTCTTTTCTTCATAACGCTTCCTGTAATCCTCAAAACTTTCTTTGTGAACACTCTTAGTCTCGTATGGTTGAGCAGAAGCAATAGCAGGTGTACCCTTTGGTTCTTCTAAGACAGGGACAACCACTTCTTGTTCTTCTACGTCCTCGTCTATAACTTGGCTATTTTGGTGTTTAATAGCATAACGATAAACTGAACCTTTTGAAACGTCGCCAAGATTTTTTGCTTCAACAAAATCTTCCTCAAAAATTTCCAGAGGAACACGTTCATAGTATTCTTTGTCTGTATATTTTGCTTCAACTGCCTTCATAATAGAATTTAGGTTATCGTCAGTAAGAAAAGTACCTTGAAGTCGAATTGTTTCGCCATCTTCATTCCACTTCATAAGTGTATCACCTTTACCTTTAAGTCTTTCTGCTCCACTTTCATCAAGAGCTATATCACTTTCTAGTGAAGTTTTAACACGATAACTAATACCAGTCATCATATTTGCTTTAATCTTACCCTTTACAACATCTGCACGTGGAGATTGGGTAGCAAGCATAACATGAATACCTGCTGAACGTGCTTTCTCTCCAAGAGCTTCTATTGCTCTTTCGATTTCATCACCGTGAGTTTTCATCAAGTAAGAAAGTTCATCAACAACCAAAAAGATATAAGGCTCTTTCTTTTCTTTTCCTACCTTGGCGTTATAGCTTGCTAAGTTACGGACTTTAACCTTAGCCATTAAGGCATTTCTACGTTCCATTTCAGTCCACAAGGCATTAAAGGAAGCACTAGCTTTATCCATATCCGTTATTATATCTGTATATAAGAACGGACAGTTTTCCCAAAGTTGGAACTCTGTAGTCTTTGGATCAACTAGAACAAATTTAACATCAGCAGGTGTATTTTCTAACATCAAAGAGGCGACGAATTGGTTGATACCAACAGATTTACCAGAACCAGAACCACCAGAAAGGAGAATGTGAGGAGCTGTGGTTAAATCACGAACAACAGGTTCACCATTAACATCAATACCAATAAACATATCCAATTTATTATGTGGTTTTGGACGATCCAAAAAGGCTTTAAATCCACTATAAGCGTCTGCCATGACTGTGTTTTTGAGAGGGATAGAAATAATAATTTTCCCTGCTTCGTTAGAGACTATTGTATTTTTGATCCGTAAATCATTTTCAAGATTTTTTTGAATTGTTTCAGGACTTGCTAGTTTTGCTCCAATCGGAACGGAATAAATAAATCGTGCAATAGAGGTTGTTGCTTTTACTTCTTCAAATTGCAAATTTAAATCTTCGTGTGAAGCTATAAATGTCTCCAAACTTTTTGATAAATTTTCTGTTTCTTCATTAGCTTTTATACGTTGTTCTTGGATTGTTTTAGCAACCTCTTCATCTAACAAAATACTCAAATTATAACTCAGAGTCCCCTTAGTGACTATCTCTGTGTCGTATTCTTTTTCTCTAAGAGAGCTTTCTGTCAGTTGTTTGATAAGGGCTTGTGCTTTTTCAATTTTATAAACGTATTTTTCAGTAACTTTTTCTTCTGCTTTAAAGTATATAGATTGTTCATCAGGATCAGGCTGTTGATCAGAAAATGTTAGGGCAGTTCCTAAAGATTGAGCGACTGATGAAAGTTTTAAACTTAAAGGTTTGAGATAGTTCTTTTTAAGTATTTCTACAACACTATCAAGAGTACCTTTTGGTATAAAAATCGTGACAATGGCTATTGTCAAAAAATCATTTCCATTTACTTCTTTTCTAGTATGAATATCAATATTCATACTAGTAGCTATCCGTCTTGCTTCCTGTTCTTTTTTTGTCAGTTTAGGCTTTCCGTTATCATCATATTCAATCTTGTTCCATTCTGCCTTCTTAATTACTTGTGACTTTAATTTTCTAGCTATTCTATCGTCTTTAAAAGGCTGTAGCTCTCCTTCGTGATGACGCAAAGCAATAGTTACCAGATAAGTAACAGCTATAAACAGCAGGACAGCTAATAAGGCTTTTAAAATTCCACTTAAGGGTAGTTCTATTTGGATAAAGTTCTGTAGGTTTGTACCTAACTTACTATCAATTCCTACTAGCTCTTGAATCTTTAAGGCTAGTTTTTGTAACAGGAACAGTATTAGTTGACTTACTACGATTAACCCTACAAAGATAGTAACGGTAAATCCTGAACCCCACAAAATCCTAGAAGTCTTTGCGTAAGGATAAACGTTCTTACCGTTTTTGTAATACCTCTGTAGTTTCTTTTTTCTCTTCTTCTCTGAACTTTTGGAACTCATAAGTCACCCCTTAAAGTTTGTAATCTTCATCAGTTTTAGGGAGACTGATAACTCCATAGTGTTTCTCATAGAACTCAATCAAGCCAGTAATCGTACTATATCGTGCCTGCTCCCAACCGTTCTCTACTAAGTGTAGGACAGACTTGCGAGTGATACCGATTTGTTGCGCTACAAAGTAGGCAGTAAACTTACCTTCTTTCAGGTCAGTTATAATACGGTTGCAAGCAAATTCAATCAATTTTTCAATGTATTCTGTTTCCATATTTACCTCTCAGTTTGTTAAAATAAATTATTATTCATAACCATTATACCAAAAAATCTTTAGAAAATCAGTGTTTTAATATAAAAAAATATTGAAAAACTTATCAAAAAATGATAAAATGGTTTTAAAAAAATAAGGAGTTCAAAAAAATGAGTTACAATCCTAACGATTTTTTTAAAAAGAGTAGTACAAGTACAGGCGAGGTTTTGACAACGTATGATCCAAATGTTATCACTCGTAGAAGTGAGCGTAAGGTCATGTCTAGTCAAGAAATCGCTGAGTATTCACGAGAAGCGACAAGAGGAACAGGACTACGGAACGCTCAGTCAAACATGGGTTTATCGTCCTCTATGGGTAAATCTGACCGACAGACAGCCTTACTTGCAGGTGTTAAGAAGGGTAGGTTCAAGAGTGTAGCCCAGATTGCTATGGCACTAAACGTCCAAGAGCCAACTGTCAAGAAATATTTGAAAGAACTGAAAATAGGCTTCGATTCAACAACAGGGAAGATTATTTCAGGGAATTAAAAAAGCGTGTTCCACAACACGTTTTTTTGTTTTTAGAAAACATAAAGATAATACATAAACACACAAAAAATGTCTAGCGACACAAAAAGATAATAAAAATAAGCTAGAAAATAATCTAGCTTATTTTTCCATATTCTTCAAGGCTTCTTCCACGTCAAAGGCGTTTAAGATACATGAGAAGGCAAGAGCAATGTTACCAAGTCCTGCATGAGCCACCTTCAAAAGTTTCTCACGTTGAGAAGGTGTCATGGAAATATTTAGACGATTGTTACGAGAATCTTTCGTGATGGTATTCTTTACAAAGAATGTAGGTTCTTCAATCGCTTTATCTACGTCAAAAGCGTCAAGGATTGCCCCAATAGCTTTAGACTTGTTTTGGCAACCTTCTTCAATTAGGCGCTCTAGTTTATGTAAATTAGCGTCTGAAATGTTGGTAGAAAGTTTTTCATGTTTAGGTTCACTAATTTGGAGCTTATGGAAGAAAGTGTTAGATTCTACAACAGGTTCTTTTTTCGCTTCTGTTTTCTTTTTGGTAGGCTTCTTAGCAACTTTCTTTTTAGGAGCTTCAACAGATGTTTTTTCATCTGTATCAATAGCGCCCAAGATAACTTTCTTATTTGTTTTAGTAGGTTGTTTTGTAGGTAGGTCAAATGCCATTTTAATTTCCTCTTTCTTAATTATAAAATAGTGCTATATGATTATTCTATTGTGTTGGAATGACTATCAAAATAATACACCAACACAAAATGATAATCAAAATATGTTTAATTTATGCTATGTCAATATTATTTTTTATTGTTTCAAGGCTTTCTTGTAACTTGGCAAAGTATCTTTCGTAACTTTTATCACGGTATTTTGAACGCTTCATAATATCAAAAACGGTTTTATTTTCATCTTTAGCGTCACGGAAAATGTTTCGATCCCAAATGTTTGTAATGAACAATTCATTATCTTTTGTTTTATCTAGATAATCGTTTGTTGCATTAATGCCAGTAACGCCACCACCCGATTTGAGCAAATTTCCTACAAAAACGATTTTAGCCTTCATGATAGGTTCGTCATCATCATTAACGAGGTTGTCATCGTTTTTAAGAGCTTCTGCACGGTTATATACGCTAATAGCACCATCCATTTCATCACGCCCTGCACCTGCAACAGCGATTAACAAGTCACTAGCTAGGTAGAAGCTATCAAGCAAGACACCTTCACTGTTGTGAGTATCAATCACTACATAATCGTAATAGTCACTTAGTTTTGAGCGTTTAAGCCAACGTTTAAAGATTTGTGGGTTTTTGCGTTCTTTGTGTTCGATATGATCTTCAACCTCTTTCAAGCTTTTAGTAGCTACGAGCAGGTCAAGGTTCTCTTTTACAGTTAAAGGAACAACTGGTTTTTTACGGAAGATATTTTCAAAGAGGTTTTCCTCAGAAGAAATATTAACAACTTCCCCTTTTTCATTTTCCTGATAGACAAAACGCTTAGTAGTGTCTCCTTGACGGTTTGCGTCAATTAGTAAGACACGTCCATAATAAGCGAGGTAATCAGCCAATAATGTTGCGATAGCTGACTTGCCAACTCCCCCCTTTAGAGAAGTAATAGTTACAACTTTCATAATATTGTACTCCTGAAATATAAGATTGCGTTTATTTTTTCATGTTTACGAAGATTAAAAAATAATCAACAAACATAAAAAAATAATTCTTTAACACAATTTAATAATACCACAATGAAAAACCCGTGTCAAGAGAAAAAGCAAAAAAATATTATTTTTTTTAAAAAACAATAGAACCTTTATTTATATAGTTGTAAGATAAAAATAATAATGGTATTATAGATTATATAAAAACAAAAAAGAGAGGAGATAAGCTTGCAAAAACATAGGATTGTTGAAAAGGAATATAATGCCTTAATAGATGAAATAATGCAGTTTATTGAAGAAAAGAAACTTGCTCCTAAAGACTTTGTAGTAAGTGGAATGAAAATCGGAACTACCTCTAAAATCTTCTATACGAGAGATAAGGAGAAGTTTTTTAAGTTGCGAGGTACAGTTATTCTGCAACTCTGTAAGATTTTAGATAAGCAAAAGAAGGGGAAATATTTTGAGAAGAAACTACGCAAGATATTTGACCGAGACAAGCAGTTCTTTTTCAAATGGAGAAAAGAACTAAGAGAGACTAAAGAGGTTGGCTCTGCTATTGCGACCAACAGCATTAGACAACTCTATACAGGAGATAAGGAATTTCACTTTAGCATAGCTAAGATGATTCAACTCCTAGACTATATAAACGATTTAGAAATCGAAGCGAAACGAAAGAAGGAAAAAGAAAGTGGAAGTAAGAAAGTCAATAAAGCACGTTCCGACCTATGAGAAAACAAGGAACTACACAAACTTTGAACGCTATAAAACATTCGATATTGAAGGATTTTTTGCAGACAAGAAGTTGAAGGTGGTAGAGGTGTTAAGCACTAAACCTTTAAAACTATTAGTAGAGATAGAGGAAGATAAGACAATCTATCCACCATATAAAGATGGGAATGTTGCAAACAATGCAGGCAGACTATTTCGCTTGTATCTTGACACGCCTTCTAACCGTGAGGTGCAGGCAGGTCAAGTTATGCGTTCAGAAAATCCTTATGTGGAGTTTGACTTTGAAGATTCATACGTCAAAGTTGTCTCTTATGAGAAATTGTTCGTCTATACAGGTGGACTTGTCCTGATCGATAGGGAGCAGGAAAACCTGAAAGAATTTTATAGTGGGAGAGATTAGATGGTAGCTATTGAAGCAGAAAAAATACAAGGTCTAATGTTCTTTCGAGGAATTAACCAAGACTTGATTTTTGAAGAAGCAGAATTTGAAACAGTCTGTGCTTATGAAAAGTCATCAGACGAGATCAGATTTGTTTTGCAGAACGTTAAGGTTGATTCTCCTAACGAGGAAGAACTAGTGTTTGTACGCTTAATTGGTTCAAATGGTAGAGGTTTGCCAGTAGATTCAATGAAAAGCGGTCATAAAGTGACTATGGACGATATGGATATTGAAAAAGTAACTCACGTCCGTTCACAATTAACAATTACTGTATCATCTATTAAATTAGGGAGATACAAGTTGAGTAGTGATAACAAGATTGAAATTGTAGATTGATAGAGAGGAGAATAGATGATTAGTAAGTATGAAGCCTTGCAGGAACAAATAGACAATCAACCTGCCTTGGGGCAACAAAAATTAAAGGCTATGTTGCGATTCTTACAAGACGGTCAAGTAAGCGATTCTGAACTTACAAAAATCCTGACGTATGAGTTCCAAGGAAAGACAGAAGAACAAACTGAGCTTTACAATGTTCTTGTAGGGCTAGTGATTGACCTTTATGTTAAGAATAATGGTCAGGATAGCTTTGTGGCTCTATACAATGAGTTGAAGGCAGACAAGCCAGAAGAACAGGTTGAACAACCAAAGGAAGAAGAAATCAAAGAAGGAAACTCTACTATAGTTGTTCCACAGCATACTGAACGGACACCACAGGCAGTAGCTCCAAGAAAAAGAATGAGACTAGCTTCTCCAAAACCGAAAGAGAAAGTCCAAGAGATAGTAGTTGAGGAGGAAGCAAGCTCTATTGAGGAAGTAGCTGAGGTTGAAGAAGTTAAGGAACAACCAGTAGCAACCCAACCGATAGAGCCAGTAACTTATGTAGAACCTGATCCTGAACTTGAAGGAGAACTTGAAGATACTGAATTTGAAGCTCCAAAAGAAGATGACACAAAGGTAGAAGATGAACCAGTAGAGTCTGTTGCAGAAGATGATTCTGATCCAGTAGTAGACACAAAACCACGCAAAAAAGGGGGGATTTTGAAGTATGTTGCAGTTGGTATCCCTACCGTACTGGCTATTGGTGGTTTGGTATTTTGGCAAGTCAATACAAATGGTGAGAGTACAAGTCTTGCGGAACAAGAAGTAGCAAAAATCATGGAAGAAGCTCCTAAAAAAGAAGAAGTAGGAACGGGGTTATCTAGTGAAGAATTTGATAATAATATTAAGTCACTCACTACAGCTTTTGATACTATCAAACAAAATGACAAGACAGGACTTTCAGGTTATTTTATTTTCGAGGATAAACGATATATTATTCAAAAATACGACCAGACGACAGGAACTTTGACTGCCTTTAATTCAAAAGGAGAAAAGGTTAGCTATGATGACGAATGGGTACAAAAGTTCATTGAAAATTCAAAGGCTAAAGCAAAGAAAACCGAGAGCAAAAAGGAAGGAAAAGAAAAGACTACTGATTCACAATTAGTACAGTCTAAGAAGAAAGAAGGGAGCAACTAATGAAGTTGAAATTTTCGGAGTTTAATTCGCAGGAGTGGTTATTTTTTATACTGAAACTCATTTTGATAGTAGTATTGCTCCTTCTCCCTTTCCAGTTGGGATATTCATTTAAGAATTACTATCATGTATTGGGTTTTATGATTTTGCCATTTACTGTAGGGTTGATACCTGTTCTATTTAACTTTAGAAGCGTTTGGAAGTGGCTTGTATTTGGTGTAGGCTTGTTCGCAACGGTTGTTTGGCTAGGTTTTAGCTTATTTACTAGAACCTACATAGGCTATATGGGTATAGACGGATTCAGGCTATTGGATCAAAGTAATCCTAACTTTGTATTTTTGGTATCAGATAAAGATAAGTCTGCAATTGAGGGTAGCTCATATATAGTATTCATGAACCCGACGTGTGAAGCGTGTCAAGCAACAGTTCCCAAGCTCCAAAGCCTTACAGGTAGAGCGCAATCAGCAATCGTTTATGTGGATGTGACAAGCGATTTTGGGAAGGAATATGTAAAACATTTTCCAGATATTGACAAAGTTCCTTCTGTTTATAACCGAGAGACAGGAGAAATTCTACGCCTTGGTTATCATACCGATAATGGGATTGAAATTTTAGATGAAAACATCAATAAAGTAGCAAACGATACAAAACACTAGAAAGAGAGAAGATACATGGCTAAAACAGAAGAACAGATTAAAGAGGAATTTCTATTTATCGTTGAAAACAACAAGGAATTACTAGAAACGGTCATTGTTTCCTACAATAACTTTTTGGCAGAATACCGTAAGTTCTTAGAGAAAGACTATGCTACACTTACTATTTATGAATCTATTGAATCTGCGGAAAATTATGCTATTCAAAAAGATGAAGAAGAAGGAGGAACATTCTACGTAGAGCTTCTAACGGATTGGTATGACGAACAAGTTTTGGAATGGAAGAAACGTCTTGATGGCTTGAAGAACGACTATATGATTGAGAGTATTCCAGTTGTTGATCCAGAAGAAAATGTAGATTGGGGAGATTACGTCCGTCCAGTTATTTACGACATTACAGATTGGGGCTTCCTAGTTGTTCCTGACGAAAACCACTTAGTAGAGAATGATCTTAAGGGCTTAGAACATATTGTCTATACAACTGAATATTACAATTTCCCTATTTATTCAAAAGAGGATTTTGAAAAGTCAGAGGAATTGCAGGAATACTACAAGAGCTACAAACGGTATGAAGCGCTGTTGCGTGAAAATAATATCACAGCAACCGATACTTGGAAGTTTGCTTTAAACCCTGAATTTACTTACGACAAGTGGGCAGGACGAAAGGTAACAACTCCAGAAGATACGCTCACTCTTGCTCAATATCTCAACCAATGTTTGCAACGAATTGGTAATGATATTGAAGAAATGCTAAAAAGCGTATCAAAATCAGAACAAGCTCATTTGTACTTGAAGGAAACTTACTATGATGATAATAAAGCAGAACAACACTTTAAAACATGGATTGTTACGAAAGGCTATTAGTATTGGCTTCCTGCTAACTTTTTGTGTGGTAGGCGTGGCTTGTTCAAAGCAGGAGACAACCGCAAATAAAAATGTGGAAGTTCCAGATAGTTTAAAGGCTCATACGGAAGAAAAAGGCAATCTTACTAAAGAGGAATATCAAGCTCTTAAAGAAGCCTTAGTGAAAAATGGGCTTTATATCAACAAAGATGGTACGCTTGGTGGGGTATTTAATCTATCAGATGGCTCAACAATGCGTGTCTATCGCTTAGATGGTGACGGAAATCTTTGGGGAGTAGTCAATGTAGGAGAAAATCAAGAAAAAGTTGCAGTATTTGATTATGTTTCTGTTTTGACCTATATTGAACGAAAAGATAGTGTTAAGGTGGAGTAAGAATGGCTCAAAATTATATTTTTGTCCGCTTGAATATGAGGCGATTAAATAAATACGAGAAACAACGAGTAGAGCGTATAGTGGAGAATTTACAACGTAAAAGCGATCATAAAGATCACTATGTGTTTATCTCATTGTTAGAGTGGCGCAAAATAGAGGACAGAATTGTATTGCGCCCTGATTTATACAAAAACCTAGAAGTTGATCTTGTGAATATGCCAGAAGAAAATATTATGAGAGGTGGAGCAGTTGGAAGTGAAGAATTTATGGGGTGGCTAGAAAAACTCCCTAGAGAAGATACTTTCCACAACGAAGGCGATATTGAGATTGACGGTTCAGTTTTTTGGGATAGTCCAGATGAAGGGTAAGTAAGAAATGTTTGAAAAAATTGGAATATGGTTAGATGACCTAGAGGACTTGGTAAAAGCGTCTGATTGGAAGAAGATTACACTAGTAACGATTATTCCTGTAATCGTAGCATTTTTAGCAGGTGGCTTCTTCTTCTCTAAAAAGGTAACTGTAACACAGGTTTATACAACTGATGAAGTAGGCAAGTTGTTTTCTACTCAGGATTTACCAGCACAGATTGCGAATATCGAAAACAACGAATTGAAGGTAGTTCAAGGACAATTAGCAGATATTCAGGTAAAGCAGGAAAAAGATAAAAACGGTGAAGATACAGACTTTGTGTTGAATTTTACGAAGTTGAATGCTGATACAGAGCTGAATAACTTTTTTAAAACTCTTATTGGTATTCGTTATGATACAAAGGTAGATACAGCTTACAAGAGTTTGAAGCCTTACCTAGCTTCTAGTGCAAGTTCAGATAAGCCTGCTGATGAAGATAAAGCTAAGAAAGACGAAGGCGAAACTGACGCAGATTTAAGCGTACAACAGAACATCTATAATCTTCTAGCTTCCCAATCTTGGGGGAAAGAAACACAATCAACTACAGCTCTAGCAAGTCCTGTTATGGTTTCAGTTATGAGTGGTTCTACAAGCTCAAATAGATACTTTCAGGTATTAGTTCCAGTCACGAATGACAAGCGAGACTTTGCCTTACTTAACTACATTGTTAAGACGAATAAAGAAGGAAAAGTTCTTGCTTGCACTTATACAGGAGCTTTGCAAGGTTATTCTGACATGAATACATACTATAAAAAAATAGCTGACCTGCTACAAGGTAATACAGTAAGAGACGACAAAGGAAACTATAATACCAACGAAAATAAAGAAGATTTTAGCCATCACAAAGTAGGAGAGTGACTATGAACAGTTTAATAAAGAAAATACTACTTGGCTTATTTGGTTTAGCACTGATTGGTACTACTTGCTTCTTCCTGTTTTTTAACAAGAAAAGCACAGGAAATGATTTCAAGTTAGAGGAAGCAAGTGTTCAAACTACCACTACACAAGAGGAATCAACAGAAAAAGTTGAAATTATTACTAGTGAACCGCAAAAGGAGCTAGAAAAAACTCTTGAAAAGCCAACAGAACAAGTAACAGGGGAGCAAGCTGAGACGACTAAGAAGATGATTCAAGTAATGGTTGAATCTCTTGAAAAAACTCCTGATAAAAAGTCAATCGTACCTGATAGAACTAACCACAACTTATCAAGTTATCGTAAAGATTTAATGATCATTAAGGAAAAAATGACACTAAACTACAAGTATGATGATTCTAAAACAAAGGTTTTCAAGTCTAACTTGGACGGGACTTTGCAGTTTACTATTACATTTAGTGATGGGAAAAATGTTTTGGTGTACTCAGGGAATTACGATACAATGACGGAGCAGATTCAATTAGCAACCTATAGGGAAGGAGAGTAGATATGGCAGAAGTAATTTCAATTCAAGACTACACTTTGGCAGGCTTGAACTTTGCGGTCAAGAACCTAGAAGAAAATAAGAAGCTGTTTGGCGCTAAACTAGAAACGTGGCTACATAGGATTGATGACGCAGGGGGAGACTTATCTGATGAAGATAAGAAAGTCTTTGGCGACCAAGAACAAGCTATCAAATTTGTGGAATTTGGTGCTATCTCTAGCCAAGAGGATATTGAGATAGAACTAAAGGCGCTATGTGATCTAGTTGTACCACTTAATAAGCTAGAGGATTGGGCTAGTCACAACCTTATTGTCCTAGAAGAAGGCGAAAAGGAAGCTGAGCCAGAAGATAAGGAACTTTATTCAAGCGTTATCCGTGCGATCCAAGGATTTTCTAAGGAAGTTAGTGACCTATCTAGCCAAGTGTCAGAGCTGACAGAACAGCTAAAACGTTCTAAAGAACTCTTGGCGGTTGTCTAAAGTAAAAAGCAAGTTCACAAATAGCTTGCTTTTTTTGATACAATAAAATAGAAAACGAAGGAGAGTAGATATGGTTACGATTAAACGAAAATCAGAAAATAAAGATGATTCATTAAGACAAGCAACCCTCATGTTTGAAAAGCGCTTTGACTTGCAGGACTTTACAGCAACTTTGATTGAGGCAGAACCAAGTACAATTAAGGAGCTTGTAGAAGATTATCTGCATACAGAGGGCTTCCCTAAAGGCGTGACGTATATTGACGTGGATTGGCACTTAAAACCACTCCTGAGAGCGTCTTATGACAAGTGGGTAGAATTAGGTATCAAAGATGGCTATATCACAGATGACGACCTGAGAGGCGGTTTGAGAGAGTTCTTTGATACAGGACGAGTGATACAGATGGCATTGAACGAGTGGCAGAAAAGTCATTTAGTGGATTTAGAAGTAGTCTTGAATGAAACCCTTGAAAAATGGGAGCGCAGGATGGGTGGTTCAGAAGAATTGCTTGATAATTTCTATAACTTATTTGACGCTATGCAGGTCAATAAGTTCCTTACAGAAAACATAGATAGCTACCCTGAATTGATTGAAGAATTTAGAGACAAAATCAAGGAAGCAGGACTTGATAATGCGAAGCTCAACAACACTCACTACCAAGTAAAGGTCAATACACAAGGGAATGAAAGCGATATTGTCCTGTTGATGACGTTGATCCTGAATATTAACGAACCGCAAGCGATAGATAGCATACCTAAAATGACTGCTGATGACTTTAACACGCTCTTATGTTTACCTAGTATATTTAGAAAGCTAAGTAAGAATGTTGAATTGTTGGATAGTGTGAATGAGTGGGAAGAAAGAAACAAGCAGATAGCGTCTGAGAGAGTGGCTATCCAGAAAATCTCCCAAAGATTGACAGAGAGTTTCAATCCAGATGAAATTCTGCAACGTTTAGTAGCAACTCCTAGTCCAGATAACCCTTACTATCAGAAACTTGAAGTATTGGCAGAAGAACGTCATGTGTCTGTTGAGAAATTATTGTCGCAAAAACCAAAAGCAACCATAAAATTCAATGGTGATATGCCTGATTTATCAAAGAAATTGCTTGATACAAAGCTATCAGAATATGAAAACTACAACAAGTTCATACTAGGAGAAAAAGCGCTAATCAATGCTCTATGGCTAGAAGAACCTCTAGTAAAATCACTAAACATTGAAATTAAAGATATATAGGGAATAAAAAGTATTGTTTTATATTTTGAAAAACAATGCTTTTTTTGAGTTCGTTGCTTGATTTATCAAGGGAATGATGGTATAATTTTAAATGTATTAGATAAAATAAAGGGGGTGAAGAAGAAATGAAGGCAAAACAAGATATTTATGAGTCTATGGCAGTAGAGCTTGGTTTGACTAAAAAAGGTGCTAAAGAAGCGGTTGACCATGTATTTAACGAAATTGCTAAATACTTGGCAGAAGGCGAAAAAGTCCGTATTGATAACTTTGGTATCTTTGAAGTTCGTAACCGTGCTGAACGTAAAGGGCGCAATCCACAAACAGGACAACCGCTCACGATCAAAGCTAGCAAAAATCCTGCATTTAAAGCAGGTAAGCATTTAAAAGATAAAGTCAATGCTTAATTTTTTTGGGAAAGAAAAAAGGAGATATAATAAATAAATGTTAAAATCAAACGAGTTTAAAGCATTCGGTTCAATCCGTAAAACAAAAGTGGCGGGTGCTTGTGGAGTAATCTTGGCACTTGCTATGTTGGGTATGTCGTTCACTGGTAACGTATCAGCTAATGAAGTTTCAACTGATAAACCTGTTGTAGTAGAAAAGAAAACAGAAGTAGAAGTTCCTATTTCTCATGAAAAACTTGATAAAGCTGTAGCAGAAGCTAAAGACGCAGGTGTTAAAGTTGAAGTTGGTGCAGTTCAGGATAAAGGTGTTGCAACCTCTGAAACAGTTGCAGGAAAGCAAAAAGAAATTGAAGCTGACTATGCAAAACAAGAAGCAGAAGTTAAAAAGGCAACCGCTGACTACACAACTGCTAAAACTACCAATGAAACTGAACGTCAAGCAGTTCAGGCAGAAAATGAGCGTATCGCAAAGGAAAACGCTGAAAAAGAGGCTGCCTACAATAAAAGCGTAGCCGACCAAAAAGCCTTTAATGAACAGGTAGAAAAAGAAAATGCTGACCTTAAAGCTCAGTATGAAAAGAAACAAGCAACCTATGAAAGTAAACTTGCTGAGTATAACAAGCAAAAAGAAGAACTTGCTAAGGGGGGGGTAAAAGCTGAAAAACCTCATATCACGGTTTATGGTGATTATGATGAAAGTCAACGTGGAAGTGTCAATTATTACAAAAAATTGACTGCTTCATTTGAAGGGATAGAAGGATTGATGAAGGTCAAAGATTATATTGGGCTTCATACAGATTCAACTATCTCAGGTAGTCGTAAAGATCTTATTGTTAAGGGTAAAGGTTTGTTAGGAGAAGTTCACGAACCGAAGGCAGGAGATTCCTTCACAATCCATAATGTGGCTGAAAATGATAAAGGCGAAAAAATCTCTGCTCGCTTTACATTACAAAAAGTTGAACCTGAATGGGTTGAAAATGGGAAGTCTTTAACTGATACCAAAATCAAGATTTATGAATATGAAAGAGAAGGTTCTATCAGTTTTGGTTTTTGGAATCTAGTCGAGTTCAATCCCAAAATTGAGTTCTTCCTAGAAAAAAACAAACAAAAAGCTATTTTGACAATCGCTTCAATGTTGAATGATATTGATTACGGTCAAGAATTGCGTTTGATTTATGAAGATGGAACTGAAGGGATTGTTCTCAATCCAAAAGGTTCAGACGTTAATAGAGTTAAACGTGATGGGAAAGACTACTACAAAGGCGAATATAAAACAGCTTGGACTCATGATGTTCCAGAATTGGGAGTAAAAGCAGGTGATCTTGGTTATGATAATGTCAAAGACGAGGCGGATATTCCAAGAGGTTCAATTCTTTCAGTTGGATATGGTTCTACATTAAATCTTTCATATCATAACGGAGTAGGGCAACATACTCAGGCTGAAATTGACTATGTTCGTCAAACAGCTAAAAACAAAGCTATTGCAGAAGGTAAACCTGTTCCAAGTGATAAAGAAATCTTTGAAGCAGAAAACTGGGCTGTTGGTTTATTTGGTAAAGCAAGCGCAACTGTACCTGTTAAAATCCTGACTGCCCCACCTACAAAACCTGAGTATCAGCCAAAAGATACTAAGGAAATTCCAAAACCAAAATTGGAAAAACCAAAAGAATTGCCTGAGCGTCCTAAAGCTCCTACTGTAAAAGTGAACTACTCACGTTTGCGTGTGAAACCATCAACTCCAAAACCTGTTAAGGCTATTGCTGACAACTATGCAAACAACATTGATGGCGCAAATACATTTGATAAAAATGTGAAGTTCAGCCTAACAACTGACTATAAACCATATTCTACATTTACTGCTGATTCTAAGACTTATGGTAAAACATGGGCTATGGCAGATGACGTTCAAGATGGAGCTTACATGGTAGATGATAGCAAGATCACTATGAAAGATTCTACTGGTAAAGATGTGAAAGCACTCTTTAATATGTACCATGTACTTTCTGACAAAGAACGTACACAAGAAATCCAAAACATTTTGAAAGAAGCTGGATTGACACCTAAAGGCGAATTTTACCTTTGGGTAGCGAAAGATTCTGCTTCATTCTATCAAAACTACGTTAAACAAGCTAAGAATATCACGATTGAACTTCCTGCACGTTTGCTTGTAGAAAAAGGCGAAATTGTGAAGAACGACTTTAACCAAATCGACTTTGGTAATGGCTTTGTTTCTAACTTGGTAACAGTTCAAGTTCCTGATTTGAAACCTGAAAAACACGCTTTGGATCACAAAGACAACTCTAAAGTGCGTGACGGTCAAGAAATTCAAATTGGCGAATACCTACGTTACCTCTTGGACGGTGTGACTGTTCCTTCTAAGCACGATACTCTTTATCAATATGACGGTATTGATATGCTTGATTTGAAGCATGACCGTTATACTGGCAACTGGAAAGGTATTATCAAGGGTACTGAGTATATGGCTGAAAAAGACCTTACATTACCTTATGATGTAGTGCTTAAAGATGGTAAAGTGGTTAAGGCAGGGGATAAGATTGCTAAAGGTTCTACTTATGCGTTCCAATTTGAGTTCGATCAAAGTACAAACTCAGACTTTATCAAGAAAATTGTTAAAGTAACATGGAACGAAAAAGATGGTAAGTGGGCTTACACTATTGACAAAGAGTTCTTGAACTCACTTGGAGTACAAGGAACGTTTGACGCTGATTTCTATATCGAAGTTGAACGTATCGCAAGTGGAGAAGTTGAAAATACATTTGTGAACATTGTCAACGGTCAAGAAATGGTGGCAAAGGTAACAACACATACACCTGAACCACCAAAACCACAAGAACCTAAGAAACCATTATTGCCAAACACTGGTACTGCTTCAAGTTCGCTTGGATTTATCGGTGCATTTGTAGGGCTTCTTGGCCTTGCTAGTCTTAAACGCAAACAAGATTAATTGATAGTAGCAAAGGGCGATAAAATAATATTATCGCTCTTTTGTTTTGACTTGAATGCAATAGATAGAATATGGTAACATATAAAGAGAAAATAATATAAAATTTTAGGAGTAAATAATGAGGTTTAAAGGTTCTATTGCGTTGCTATCCACGGTAACGTTACTCACTTTTGGAAGTAGTGTAGTTCATGCTGATAGTGTAAGGGTAGCTAAAATCTCTCAACTTGAAAAACAAAGAGACGAGGTTGCAAAGAAAAATGGTGTAACTAGCTATGCTAGTGATGGACGTTGGTATTCTTTGGTGGAGTTGGAAAACAAGGTTAAAGAGATAGAAGCAAGCCTTACGCAACTCAAAACGCCTTATTCAGAAAAAAATACTATCAAGGTAAGTTCGGAGTATGTGCAGGCTCTTAAAGACTACTACAACTACAAGAAAAGCGATTCTGAACAAGAACAAGCGTTGTCTACCTTGAAGGCAGAAAGCAAGAAATTGCGTTATCAGGAAGATAATTTTATCTCTAATAGCGTGGATCAAGTTGAGTTCTATGACGTGAACAATCTACCTAAAGAAGTGAAAGTGGAGTTGAACTACTTTGCTTTGACTATGCTTAATCAGGTCAGAAAACAAGCAGGCTTACCACAACTGACACTTGCTAATTCATCTATTGACTTTGCAGACAAACTTTCGACTAAGGTTCAAGAAGCGAACAGAAGTGCTTTTGATTGGCACTATGTAAAAGGTATCAATGATGTAGCAAGAGAATATGGCTTGCCTACATCTAGTAAGGCAGATGAAGAAAAAGAAATGGGCGGTCAGTTCTATGAGAATATGTTTTCAACAAGTGATGCCTCAAATGAAATGACTAAAGCAGAAATGAAAAAATGGATTTACTACTCTATTGTTGAATTTCTGTATAATGGTTATGAATTTTCTCACGCGCAATCTATTGTGGGTGTCAATTATGGTAAAATTTACAATAATGAGTACCTTGGTATTTCATTACGTTATTTGAAAGATGGCTTTAGTGTAAGCTATATCACGGTAGCTGATGAAGATATAGCAAAGGCTACAAAATCTAACTTTAGTACCTCTGCTCCTGTAAATACTACTGAAAGCAACCGTAAAGCCTTACTAACTCAGAAGGAAAAGGAATTGAAGTCTGTAAAAGCCAAGTACGATAGTTTAAATACTGCGTATGGTGAGTATGAAAAACTTGATAAACAGATTGGTACATTGAAAGAGCAGGAAAGAAAAGAGAAAGAGGAGTTAGAGAAGAAAGAAAAGGAAAAACAGAATAATGTTACTCCTGCGAAACCTTCTCAACCAACACAAAAACAAGATAAACCTAAACCGAATACGTCTGCTCCTAAACAGGATAAACCTGTAGCAAGTAAGAATGGTTGGGTTAAAGAAAATGATTCTTGGTACTACTACAATAATAACAACCGTGTGACAAACGCTTGGGTAAGCTCTTATTATTTGAAATCTGATGGCAAAATGGCTGAAAGTGAATGGGTATATGATCCATACTACAGTTCATGGTTCTATTTAAAGTCAGGTGGAGCTTATGCGAATAAAGAATGGCGTTACGATTCATATTATCGAGCATGGTACTACTTTAAGTCAGGTGGTTATATGGTTAAGAACACTTGGCAAGGCTCATACTATTTGAAATCAGGCGGAGAAATGGCTGAGAATGAATGGATTTATGATTCATACTATAGGGGTTGGTACTACTTAAAATCGAATGGTGCTTACGCTTGGTCTGAGTGGGTACAAGGTAGATATTGGGTAGATTATTCTGGTAGATGGATATAGAGTTAAAAGCCAGTTTTATACTGGCTTTTTTAATGATTTATGAGCTATCAATTTTAAGGGCGTTTTTGGGCGTTCTCAGCACGTTTGGATTTTAGGGGCATAAACGGACGGAGATACAGATAAAACGCAAGAGAGAGGACGAGAGAGGGCAAAAAAGAGCATATCTATACTTTGTTCTGCTGTAGGTGTAAAAGTGGTTAAGAATAGTAAAATCACGCGCACCATAAAAAGATAATCAAAAAACAAAAAAAAATGATAGAAAGTAGTTGACAAGGGATAAATGGGAGTGTATAATATAAATATAAACAAGAAAAGAGGAATAACTATGGAAGCACAAAAAGAAAAGACACTAGAACAAGCTCAACTTTTGGAAGATATGTCAAAAGACTATTGGGAATTAGTGAACCAAGAAAGCGGACAAATGTTAGTAAACGCTCAACGTTTAACTGGTCTTACAATTCGAGCTATTGCATTGGAGGCAGGAGCAAGAGCTTTAAAGGAACAAGTAAATAAAGGGAATTAAAAAAAGGAGTAAAACCAATGGAAGAATTAAGACGAAAGTTTGCAGAAAATCTATATGAAAAGGCTTGTGACTTGGCGAATGAAGATATAGAGGAATTGGATAATGGAGACGATCTTGACGCTTATCTAATTGAGCAGAGAGTAATTGCTATCTGCGAAGCGGTGTTTAAGGAAATGATTTTTGTTGAAGCAGGGCTATCAGAGAAGAAAATCTTTGCTACTTTGCCAACAGATCAAGACGGTGTTATGAGCGAGGTAAGAAAAGAGCTACCACCTGCATTACAAAAGGGGTTGAAAGAATGAAGAAGTCTGTAAGAATAACACTCACGCAAGATGAATATAATCAGCTTCTTGCTTTGAAAAACTACCTTGGGTTAAAATCTTTAGTTGAGACTGTTTCATTTGCAGTAGAAAAGGAAATCAACCGACACCAAGGAAACTCAACTTACCTATATTATTTAGAAGAAGCTAGAAAAGGAGAAAAATGAGTTATAAGTGTAAGCTACTTAAAAACGAACTATCTGAATCTGAAGTACAATATTATGAAAATATAAATCGTGGTTGGAGTGTGAAAACCACAGATTGCTTATATGTTGAGTTTGAGGACGGCACTTCAACAACTTACGTTATTTTTGAAGGGAAGTTTACGAAACAATATATGTGTAGGGATTGTGGTTCATATTATGAAATCAACTTAGGTGCACGGTTAATCAAAATTCCTAAAAACTTGGTATAAAGGAGGACTTAAAGACTATTAAGTTTGAGTTTTCAAAATATGAATAAGTTCATAAAAGGGTAGGTAACTACTCTTTTTTAATTTCCCTTAATTTCTGTTGCAACACAAAAAAATAATACAAAAACACAAAATAAAGGTATAAAAATATTGACAACTCTTTAGAAAAGGTGTATAATATAACTGTAAAATAAAACAAGGGGTAAACGCAACAACCCCAAGAAGGAGAACCGCAAGATGTCTTATGATACATTGAAAAAAATGTCTATTAACCTTAAAAAGCTAACAGTTAAGTATAGCTACTCGTCAAGCAATGTAACTGATTGGAATGGCAACAAGGTTGTTTATGATTGTGAAAAGCAATTTGATACTAAAGAAAAACTAGAAGATTGGTTACTTTGTTTAGTAGAAGGTCATTATGACGGAGTTTCCCCAATCTCACGATCATTAACATTATATAAGCGTGTAATGTGGCTTGCAGAAAATGGGTTTATCACAAAAGAGGGAATCCCAGTTGATAGTAAAGAAGTACGAAATATCTTAACAGGAGAGAAAAAAGTTAAACCTAAAATGTATATCATGAAAAATGATTACGGTTACTTAAAACGCTTAAGATATGGTGTTCGGTTGCAACCGTGGGGCAAAGCGTCAAAACTCTATAAGCAAGAAGTTGAAGCGATTAAATATTACTATGCTGATTTTATTGAACGACACAACGTTAAGGTAGTAGAGGTGGCTTAAAGCCATCTTCTACCCTTGTTTTAGAAAAGGAGAAAATAAAAATGCTGATAGTTAAAGTAGGTTATGAGTTTGCCTTGGTAAGCAAGGGACAAGTAAAACATATCTCTTTAGTAAAAGATGGAGAAATGGAATACCAAGGAACGGTATATCCGCGCTATCGCGCTTCAACCTTTGAAGAATCGCAGAAACTAGACCGCTTGTTTGATAGTGGTTTAGTTGAAACTTTCCGCTTATGACAAGCCAATAGTAAGAAAGAATAGTATGACTTTGTATGAAATCTACTACCATGACGCTTGGCGATCAATCTCTAGCTATGAGCGCCAAGAAATAACCATGACAGAAGAACAAGTTGAAACGTGGCTCTTGGATAACAAGAGTGACTGGTATGATGAAAACGATCCAGAAATTTGCAACCTTATTAAGCAAGCGTTAGAACAACAATTTAACTACATGACAGTCAAAACGATTGTCTGCAATGAAGATGGGAGCGTTAGCTTCTAATCAGGAGGAAATTGTGGAATGGAAGAAGAAATAAACTTTGGAACGAAGATAGGAGAAATTTCTGCAAAGGAAATTATCTCAGGTGATTTTTTACAGACCATGAGAGCTATGTTGAAGGAACACTCTTATGACTTTTGCAACCTAAAAGCGATTGGAGAATCAGGAACAGTTCATACAGTCGAAGTCTATGGGTGTTCTTTGCTACAAGTACACTCAAACTACACTCCTAGAGCGATTATGAACACGTCTCTACGGATAGTTGACAAATAAAGCAGTTAGAAAGCCTAGATGATAGGCTTTTTCTTATTGGTTTATATGACGAAAAAAGAAGAACATAAAAAAATAATAAAAAAACACAAAAAGATGGCGAAAAAGTCTTGACAATGATTAGAAAAGGGTGTATAATATAATTATAAAATAGAAAGAAGGTGCAATGTATGACAGTATTATTATTTGAGTACAGACACAGTAAAATTAACACATGGAATAAAAAGTGGTCTGGGGAAGGTAAGGTATTTGCTAAAGAGGTGTTCCTAACTACTAAAAAAAGAGAAAAGTTGATAGAACTTGGCTTTGATTTGCATAGGGGTGCAAAAAAAACATTTACTTATGATTTTGGAGACGGTTGGGTTGCTAATGTAACAATGACCGTAGGAAACAAAAAAGACTTTGAGGGGATTATGAAACTTTCAGAAGGGTTCATGGGATATGATTGGTTCATTGATAGTATTTTGGAAAATGGGGAAATTGTTAAAAAATGAGCTTAAACAATCCACTAGACAAGCAGGAATAAGGGAAGGGGTATGACCGTTGAAAGAAAAATCTAAAATGTTATCAAAATCAAATATGCTACTCGTCACAAGCAGGAAGTATTTATTTTTAACACTTACAGCAGGAATAAGTTCTTTTGTTTCCTTTGTTTTAATTGGGTTGAACCTTTTTTTAGGTTTTTATGCATATACAATAATTTATTTTGTGAAAAATTTAAAGCTATCTCAATACATAGGAGAGAATGGTATTTCCTTTATGTCAGTATTTGAGTGGTTGTACTTTGGGAATCCAGAGCTTGTGAGGGCTATTTTTATAACTATTGGGGTGCTTCTGATAATATTTTCTTTTTCAGCATATAAAGTAAGAGAAATTGAAAAAAGAGTGAATATAGAATCCTTGACAGAGCAATATTTCAAAAAAATAGAGAAGTCAAAATAAACAGGAGAGTTAAAATGGAATTAAAAATCACGCAAAACATTAAGCCAGAGGACTTGCTACAAGGGATTTCATGGCACGGAGAAACAGATCATGACAACGAAGCAGTTAAAAGCTGAAAGAACTCGATGAGTTTGTGTCAGACCTAGTGGCAAAAATCTTCTTTTTTGAACTACAGATGGAAGAAGTTGCAACTAATCAAAACAATCTGAGCGCTAAAGAGCTTTCAGAAGAAGCTAAAAATCTCTTGATTAACGTTGCCAAAATGACAGTAAGAGAAGAAGATTGGGAAGTGATTGAAAAATTAGTAAAAGGGGATAAGTAAATGGGAAGATTTGATCCGAATATTAGTTATTCAGATGAAGCCTCTAAAATTTTTAGGGAGTATCGTGAGTTAAAGGATAAACAAGAAAAAGTAGAGAAAACACGTCTCTCTAAAGTAATTGCTTATGCTACGTTGAAACTCGATACTCTCACAGAGGATATGAACGAACGTATAAAAGAGTTCTACAAGGATAATAAAGACAAACTTTGTTATAGTGGAGAAATCATCACGCGCGAATATTGCAATCAATATTTGAGCGGTCGTAGAGGCGAATTTTTCTTAACAGAAGGTTTAATTAACTTTCTCCAACTAAATCCTGAGCATAAAGTAAAGGTAATGGCTATCCATGAAGGTTTTGCTATTATTGAAGCTTACTCTAAAGCTTATATTGTTCCTGAAGAATTGATAGTGACAGTAGAGCAGACAGATGATATTGCTATTGGGAATGAGTTGGTTGTGAAAGCAGATAATCAACTTGTTTTGAAAGATCAGCTTGAGGAAACGAATGGATTACTTGAAAAGGTTTCTAAGTTTGAAGATGAAGCTTTTGCAGGGCAACTAGAAGAAATCAACAACTTAAAAGCTAAAATGGAAGCAAAGATTACGGCTGTTTATGAGTTGCAAGCTAAAATGATGGCAAAGTTACAAGAGAAGATTAAACGCTATGAGCATGAGCTTCTTATCATGCGTTCAGACTTCACAGCTTTTGAATATCGTAACGGTTTAACTGTAAACTTCATGAACATTCACAAAGGTACTAATGCTCCTATTCATCAACCTATCATTATTCACCAAAAACTTATTTATTTAGACGAGGATCTTCCTCGGTTGAAAGACCTTTATGACGAGCATGCAGGGAGCTTGGAAGTCGCAATCAAACACTCTCCAGCTCTCCTTGAGCATATCTGCCCAACAAACAAAGGAATCACATTCCTTAAAATGCGCAATTCGGCAGGGCGTTTTGAGCTGAATAATACAGTTATGGAGTTTGTTCGGGACACTATGCCAAATGAAATTGGGGTATTGATCCGTAACGGGGAAAACACTTGGCTTACATGGTTAGATAGTCAGGATATTTCTTTATCAGAGGACTCTTTCACATCAAAATCTTCTGATGAAGAAACTTCGCTATCATTGGTTCAATCTCGTTACTACTTGTTTAATCTTATTATGGGGTTAATTGAGCGTAATGAAATCCTGCAACTAGACCATGTTCCAACAAATATGTTTTCTGACACAGGTATTATTTGGTCAAATGCTGACTCTCAGATTACAGATTCAACTTATGTTGAATTAGGGGAAATCATTCCTATCTTGAATAAATACTCTAAGACTGATGATCCTATTTACGTTTTAAACTCTTTTACAGATAGAGCTAAATATACAGGACGTTATGGTGGTGGCACAACTCAGCGTGGACGTGGAGATAATGCTTTGACGGATAGTACATCTGTTGAAGAAGGTTTGAACAAAATCAGGGGAATTGATTATTTTTCTGATTTCACTTATCGTTTTTATGTTGGTGGTGTAAAGTGGCTATGGAGTGCTTATGAATCTAAGGTTAAACCCAGTCTTTATATTGAAGAAGATGAGTTCATTAACCTTAAATTTCTCAACAGCAAACTTATCAATTACTACATTCACACCAAACGCATTGGTAGGATTTCAAACTCAGGGCGTTACGTTGATTACTCACATATGCTTCCTATTCTTTTTGAAATGAAAAAAGCCTTGGAGGAACAAGAGAAAATTGACCGTCTCCACATTGTAGCACAAGACTACGATTTAAACCTTTTAACCTCATTTAAGATTCTTCATGACGTGCGCGTGGTAACTCCATACCAAGCTAAACGCTATTCTAAGTGGGTTTCAGGTTTGAGTGATGAAGATAAAACTTACTACCAACAATTACTCCTTATCAACGACCTAGAAAATGTTATCCGCAAGCCGAAGGTTTATGCTGCTGTAAGTAAACCTGTCTTTATTGACAACGAGGATCGTAAAGAGCGAAAAACAACTGAATACGCTATGTTTGCAATTTGTGAAGCAAATGGCTATACAGAAACTATTCTTGATGAAACAAAAGGCAGACGTGGAGAATATATTTCTTTTGCCTACGATGAAGTGAAATTGGCTCATTCGCATTGGGGTGGCAATAGTCGAATTAAAACATTCTCTAGCCAAGAAAGTTTTGATAAAGCAATGTCTAAAGAAATGGTTTACCAAAATATTATATATCGTAAAAGTGTAAAAGATTGCACAATGGCTAATATCCAAGACTGTTTTGGAGAGCGAGAGTGGTTTTTGGTTGACTTCTTTGACTATCAAGAAAATCATAAGATGATACAAGAGGTCGAAAATATGAATAAAAAATAGGAAGGGTTCTATAATAAAAGTTGGGCTATAAAAAGATGGGAAAGACTAGCTACAAAAGCCAGTCTTTTCTTTTTGTTTACAAGAGCTTATATAAGGGCATATAAGGCATTTTAAGACAAAGCGGCATAAATCTAGGCAGAGCTTCTAAAAACGTGATAATGGGGGAAACAAGAGGAAATAAGAGCAAAATATCAAGAATACCATTATCAAAGTCTAGCTAAAAAGATAAAATCACGCGCAACACAAAAAAATAATCAAAATACGATAAAATAGTTGACGGATATTTTAAAAAGGTGTATAATATAATCATACAAGTGAAAGAAAGTAGGAAATGTAATGATTGTAGGAATTGACGCAAAAAACAACTTTGGAGTATGGGATATTCAAGTAATAAAATTTGCAGAGTGGACAAGTGCTGAGTTTTGGTTGAATCAAAAACACTATGATTCCAGAGAACGTTCAGATCGTTCAATATTTGATAGCGAGGAAGAAGCTATGGATAAGTTGGCAGAATATGATTGGAATAGGGCGCGAATAGAAAAAGCATTGAATTTTGCAAAAATAGGCACGCTTAATAAAGAAAAGTGCTATATTAGTTATAAAGATAATCACCCATATATCAATCAGTAATTAGATTAGTCATACAATATTTTTAAGTAATTAAAGGAGTAATAATGATGAAAGAAGTAGGATATACTAAACACCACGACCAAAAAGGATTTTTATTTATCTTTGATATACCAGAAACAGAGGACACTAAAGGAAAAGAAAATGTTGCTGTAACAATTCATATCCCACCATACAATGAGTATGGTAAAATGCCAGATACTCAATACATGGAAGTTGTAGCTAAACTCTTGGCAGAAGCTGACTGGTATAGTATTGCTAAAGAAGAATATTATGGCAAAGATTATGAAGGTAACGAAATAGCTATCCCAGATGAAGATTGGGAATATAGTATTCGTTATGGGGCAAAACGTACAACATTTATTGAAAAATTAGATAAAATTGATCCGCCTTACTACGACAAGCAGGACTTGGAGAGTTTTCTTGAAGAACTACCCCAACATTTGAAATACGATAAACGCTCTATTATTCAAATTTTGAATGAAATCAAGCGTACATATCACCCTCAAAATGGATATAAGGGAGATAGCGTTAGGGAGCGAATAAAAGGACGAGTTCTTTACCAAATTGCTGTATCACGCTTTAATGAATATGGGGAATATATAACTGGTAGCAAGCCTTACATGACTACTAGTATGAATGACTATCGCAGACCTAACTATTGGTATGCAGTCCGTGAACTTCTTTCTGTAGGTGAATTTTCAAAACATGAAGGAGGAATGTTCTTGTTTGTTGAAACAAAGACAGGGTTTAAAATGCAATTATGCCCTGTATCAGAACAAACACTTAGATTTTCAATATTTGAAGATGAAAGCTACTTCAATAGTTTTATGATGGACTATGAAACGACAATCGCAGGACAGTTTTCAATCACTACAGGAAACTCAATAGACAAGACAGAAAAATTGATTGACCTAGATGGTAAGTATGACATTTTTAATCTTGATGACAATCTATTTGCATTTGTAAAGAAATGAGGTTAAGCATGAACTTAAAGAAGAACACAAAAATAGTTACATTTAACGAGTCTTATCATGGTGAGATTTATGTAGCCTTTGCAGAAGAAAAAACAGAGACTTATATTTTCAAGAAATTTCTCTCATGGATATTTAATTACTCTAATACTTTCTCTAATTACTATGGCTTGAATAAAGATTTCCAAGCTCAAATCAATACTGATTTTTACAATTTCTTAGATTCTACCAATTCTTCTAAATGGTTAGAATACCAATCTGAAGAATATAACATTCAAATAGTCGCTCATTTCTATAGACAGAATAAGATGTTCCTTCCAAGCAATTTAAGTAGAGGTCACCGTAGTGCTTCTATATCTGTTGCTTTAGAGATAGATATTCCCTCTTTGCATGATGGAAACATTTTACATGAGGATTTAGCTCATCGCACTTACTCTATGTCAATAACTGACTTGGAAGATGTTAGATTTCTAATAGATTATTAAGAGGGGGCAACCCCTCTTTTAAATTATAAGTCGCTCCAAAAACATCTGAAGGACACAAAAAAATAATCAAAATATGATAAAAAAATTTGACAAGAGACAGAAATGAGTGTATAATATAATTATAAATATAATTACAGGGTTCACAACAACCCAAAAAGGAGAATAATGATGGGAAAGACAATTTTATATGGAGTGGATTCAACTAATACAATTCATGAGCTTTATAGTGTTCCTAACGGTATGGGCGCTTGTTTTCCGATTTGGAATTATTTAGATGATAAATATCTTCCAAATGAAAAAGTATCTTTTTCTGAGAGACCTTGTTGGAAACTAACTCCTCAAACTTTATCAGATGAAGAATACTTTATGCTTTTGGCATCATTTGATGGATATTACTTTACAAGAGAACATTTATCAGAAATGATTGAGTTGTTGAAACTTACTCATATCAGAAAGGAAGAACCCGTCAAATCTACTCGGTTAGAGATTTTTGAAACAGCACTAAAAAATAACAAATATGACAAATTTTTCATTACAGCAACGACGGTGGCTGATTATGGGCATTTCGTTAAAAACTATTATGATGAAGAACTAGATGAATATACTTCGGATCTGGTACTAAGAGACACAGTGTGGGATATTTGGGAAGAATATGTAAAAGATGTGAAAAATAAAAAAGTGGTACTCCCTAATTGTAATACATATTTTTGGGGTATAACAGAGATTGACTACATCAATACTTTAAAAGGACTATACAAGATGAACCCAGCTCAATTATCAGGAAGAGGTATCACTTGTGAAGAAGATGTTGTAGATTATGCTAGAAAGTTATATGCTCTTATTCATGAAGAATACTGGTACAGTGGTTTCGAGGTGTTTCCACCAGACCTAATGCTTCAAATTAACGACTTAGAATTTCGGCTAGACAAAGAAGGTGATTTTTCTATAAATGTGTGGGACGAAGAAAAACAACAATTTGATACAGTTTCCTTGAAAGAATATATTGAAAGTAAGAAACTAGCAGACATAACGAGTTTAAGTGACGAATAATAAATTCCAAAACTGGCGTTATGCTAGTTTTTTTAGTTCCAAGAAATAGAGAGTTTTCTTTTTATTACAACACAAAAAAATAATCAA